TATCCCTTCGCATCGTGAACAGAAACCGAACAGCCCTTTGTGACAGGACATGGCACTTAAATCTCTTCAAGGCGGTGGCACAGATATCGACGAGCCGGATTGGGATCATCTGATCCCGAATGAGCTTCGTTCGTTCCGTGACAACTCCGGGTTGCGCAACTACGCGCATCAGGAATGGCTTCGGATAACGGCTGTGCTACGTGACGCGGGCACGCTTGGAACCGAAAATCGGCATCAAATTCAACGTCTTATCATCGCATACGTCAGATATGACCGTGCCGTAAGCGAGGTTTTCCTGACTGGGATCATCTCTCAAGCCCCTGTAACCGGGGTTCAAATGGCGAACATCCTCAATTCAGAGATGCGCCAAGCCGATGCCGACGCCACTACCGCCGAGATGGAGCTTGGCATCCCGCCGCGCCGCCGCGGTACGGTAGCAAAGGCCAAACGCGCCGAGAAAGTCAGTCGGGCGGCCGACAAGTACATTGGCGTTAAATCCGCTTAGCCTAATGGATGTTCCTTGTTCGACGCGCCGCAGGCGTGACGACACCTTTTGACGTTCCTCGTCCCGACGATTTCAGGACAGCACGGCCTTGAGGACAAATTGCAACCCCTTGTGGGTTGCAATAGGCGGTTCTTTTTCGTAGAAAAAAATGCACCGTAGGTGCAAGCCGGTTGTCCGTGCCGTGCTATCATGATTACGTTCGGGGAGAACAACTCTTCTATCTCATGCCCTTGCAAGACAAGCGTCCGGCAAATCCATATCCTGAGAGCGACCCGACCACGCGTTACGCTTGGGATGTGGTCAATGGCCGTGAAGTCTCCGGGCATCTGGCGATTCGCGCGTGCCAGCGGCACCTCGACGACATGGAAACCGGGCCGCTGCGCGGCCTGTTCTGGTCGCCGGAGCGCGCGTGGGAGGCGCTGCACTTCTTTCCGAGCGTTCTAAGGGTCACGGCGGGCGCGGTTGAGGGCCAGCCGTTTCATCTTCCGAGCTATACCACCTTTGTTGTCGGCTCGCTGTTCGGCTGGGTACGAGTAGACGGAAGGCTTCGATTCCGCGAGGCATGGATAGAGGCGGCGAAGGGCGGAATTAAGAGTCCGATGGCCGCGGCGATCGGCTTATACACGATGGCCTTTCGCGGGATTGCCCGCGCTGAATGCTACGCGATAGCGAAAGACAGAAATCAAGCAAACATCCTTTTTGCCGATGCTGTGGCGATGGCGAATGCACCGATCGTCGGGTATGACGACGGCACGAGTCTGGTTTCGAGCGGGACGCTTCTCCCCCGCGGCACTGGTGATATGACCTGGATGCTCGAGCACCCGGCGAGCGGGTCCAAGTTCAGGGCACTTGCGGGCGACGAGAAGGTTTCCGGGCCGCGGCCGTCATTCGTGGCGGCGGACGAGATTCACGAATGGCGCAATGACGCGCCGCTGCGCATGTGGCGATCGTCTGGTGCCAAGATGCCGGGCGACTTTTTGCTATTCATGACGACCAATACACCGGCCGCCGACCAGTTAGTCGGTACGGAGTATAGCGCTCGCTACCAGCGCATCCTGCGAGGCGAGATTGACGACGATGCGGCATTTGCTTTCATTGCTCGAGTAGACGAGACCGACGATCCGCTCAGTGACGAGTCATGCTGGGAAAAGGCGATGCCTTGTCTAGACTTGACGTTTCCGCGCGAAAACGTGCGGATCGAGGTTAACTCCTCGAAGCACTCGATGGGCACACTACTCAACACCAAGCGGCTCTATTTCGGCATCCCGGTCGGCACATCGGAATACTGGATCGATCTCGACGCCTGGGAGGCCGTGCAGGGCCAGGTTGACGAGGAGGCTATGCAGGACAAGCCGTGCTGGCTTGGCATGGATCTCGCGCTCAAGAACGACCTGACAGCCTTGGGCTCGGTTTGGAAGGATGAGGACGGGAAGCTGTATGCTACCGTGCGGTACTGGAAGCCCGAGGATGGGTTGGACGTGGCGGCTGTCACGGATAATGCGCCCTATCGCGATTGGGCCACACAGGGCCTCCTAAAGACGACGCCCGGTAAATCTATCGAATACGATTTCGTCGCCGCTGAGGTTCAGAAGTTCTGCGGGGAGCACAAGGTCGAGGCGATGGCGTTCGACCCCGCGCATATTGATCAATTTCGGCAAGCGGCTGATCGGATCGGGTTTCCGACCTGGATATGGAAACCGGAAGAGCCGGCGGGCGACGGTCTGAAGATGGTCGTTCATTCTCAAGGCCGCGCCGGTATGTACAGCAAAAAGGCGCTGTGGATGCCAAGGTCTCTCGGGCAGTTCGAGGACGCTATCTTGAACGGCAATATTGTCATTCAAGAGCACCAGATCACGAAATGGTGCGCTGGCAATGCCGCGGTAAAGCCTGATGAGCAGGGGAACAGGTATTTTCAGAAGAAGACAACAAGAGGCAGAAAGGACGGAATGGACGCTTTGGCTATGGCAATAGGCGCCTCTCTTTCAGAACTAGGAGCGATTGAAGAGCCTGAATTTCAGATGATGTTCATTGGCGGCAGCAAGAGCCCGCCGCATCATCGAGGGTTTTCGTGAGTTCCTTTTTAGGAGTTTATGTTGTTTGTTCATGACTCATATTTTTTTAGTCGCTCGCGCACAGTCTGAGCAATTAACTCTGGTTTTAGGTATGAAATCATTATTCGGAGAGCGCAGAATACTATTTCTATCGCCTTATGGTTGCCATTTTTAATTTCACTCTCCAGGGCAATTTGTCCCACCGCGCCTGCGGCTATTATTGCAAATTCCTCATCCGTAATATTATATCTTTCTTTGCCTTCAAAGTAGAGACTAAAAAACATCGCACAAAAGTCTTCTAATTCCTTCATTCTCTCATTGCTTAGTGTTTCCATCATTACCCTCTCTTTTCGATTGATGATCATACTCAATCCCGCCTTGCTAAAGCAAGCGTTTCATAAAGATCTTCACCGCGGCGGAGAGAACATCGTAGTTCTCCTTCAGCGTGCGCCGGAGGTGTAGCAGCTCTGCTGCCGGTGAAGACTGACGTATAGCCGCCTCGTCACCGGCCGCTGGCTGCTACCGGCGTTGGCGCTCCACCGACTTACTTTTGTGTCGGGCACTGGAGCCTTACCAAATGGATAGAATGTATGCTGCTCTGACCGTCAAATCGGTCGAGTCGGAAGATCGTATTATTAGAGGTGTTGCCACAACCCCAAGTCCGGACAGGGTTCAGGACGTTGTGGAACCGCTTGGGGTTAAGTTTATCAATCCCATGCCTCTCCTGCATCAACACGATAGCGATCGTCCTGTCGGTATCGTCAACTTCGACGCTCCGACAAAGAATGGAATTACTTTTGTAGCCACTCTTCCAAAAATTGACGAGCCGGGTCCACTAAAGGATCGCGTTGACACTGCATGGGGTGAAGTTAAAGCCGGCCTTGTGCGGGGGGTCTCTATAGGCTTCCGAGCATTACCAGATGGTTATGAGCCAATTAAAGACGGAGGAATCCGATACCTCAAGACCGAGGTCTTAGAGTTGTCGTTAGTATCCGTTCCGGCAAACCAAGAAGCCACAATCACCGCCATAAAATCTTTCGACCGCGAGCAGCGGGGCGTAACCGCCTGCAATACTGCTTCCGTTCGACTGCTGTCGCCCGAGAACTCGGGGGCTTCACCAAAATCCAATCAACTACCGCCCGCGAACGCGGGGGTGCCAATCCAGAAGGATGGCACGAATATGAGTAAAACGATCGCAGAGCAGATTGTTGCTCTAGAGAATACGCGGACTGCGAAGTTCACGGCTATGCAAGACGTGATGCAGAAAAGTATCGATGACGGTCGATCTTCAGATGCTGCCGAACAGGAGTCGTTCGACACGCTCGAGCAGGAGGTTGCTTCGATCGACGGCGACCTGAAGCGTCTGCGGGCGCTGGAGAGAGCCGCCGCGGCGAGTGCCAAGCCGGTTGGCGAGGTCAAGAACGCGGTAGATGCCGCTGTGGCACGCGCCGGGTCTACGCCGATCGTCGCCGTAAAGCACGAAGAGAAGCTCGACAAGGGT